GACGGTCGTCTTACCCTTGTTCTGCGTCATTAGCAGGACGTCGCTTACGCGCGTCGCCTGGTCGGCCTCCATCTTGTACGCGTTCAGCGTCGTGGTCAGCACGTCGAGGCCGGCGGCGGAGTCGGTGAAGCCGGCCTTCGCGAGCTTCGCTGCCTGGCCGACGAACGCAACGGCATCGCCGGTCTTCTGACCCGCCGATATGGCGTTGTAAACGTTGTCGGCTATGTCGTTCGCGGCGATGCCGGTGTCGTCCGACAGGTCGAGGATCGCCCCGCGCAGCTCGTCGAGCGGCACTTCGGTGGTGTCGGCGATGGTGCTGACCTTCGCCATGGCGTCGTCGAACCCGGAAGCCATGGACACGGCGGCGACCCCCGCGGAGACGATGGGCGCAGTGAGCCCAACGGTGAGCGTCTTGCCGGCCTTGACGCAGGATTCGGAGAGCGCCTTCGCAACGTCGTTGCCGCTCTTGAGATTGCCCCACGATATGCCGTTAAGGCTGTCCTTGACGCCGGAGACGCCGGCCTTGATCTCCGAGGAGTCGAGCAGCGCCTTGACGGTTACGGTTCCGCCGTGAGCCATCAGGACTTCACCGTCCTTGCGAGCGACGCGAACATATCGTCGGCGAGCGCGTTCGCCGCTTCGTAATGCGACGCGGAGTCCGAGCCTCCGAGCCGCCAGAACTCGCGGCGCTCCTTCCACGCCCGCACCTGCTCCCTGTTGTGCTCCGTCTCCTTGGGAGGCTCTGCGGTGCGGTAATAGAGAGCCTGGCCTATGGGGGTGTCATGCGGCGCGAGGCCGACCAGCGCGCACAGCTCGCGGTACGGAACCGCCCTTATCACGTCGTCCCACGGCATTCCGTATGCGTTGAACAGGCTCGCCTTGATGTAGTCGATGTCCTGCTCCCAGTCGAACACCTTCTCGCCGCACTCGTCCTCATGGGATCCGTCGACGTCGATGCCGCACAGCTCCCATGAGAGCATCGCGATAAGGCCGGCCTTGTCCGAGGCGCGCTTGAAGTCCCTCGGATCGACTAGCCACAAGGCGATTACGGCGACCAGCTTGTCCTCCTCGCGCATCAGCTCGTCGCCGAACGTCTCTATCGTCCTCAGCGCCGTCTCGGCGTCGTCGTACACGCGGATGCGCCGCCCCTCCCATTCGTACACGGAGCTGCGGCGCCCGTTCTTTTTTATTGTCGATCTGGTGAGCCTCAAACGCCCCCCTCGCCGGAACGGCCTGAAAAGCGCGACTCGATCAGCTCGTCGCCGTTGGCGGTCAACGCATCGCCGACCTGTTCGAGCAGATAGGAGATTAGCGGCGTCATCACGATATTCACGTCGCTCGCCTGGGCATGCTCCCCAGCCACGTACGCGATGATCTCGTCGTACGCCTCCTCGCTCAGCAGGATGGCGACGACGCTGCGGTAAAAGCCGGCTATGAGTCCGATCAGCGCGCTATCGTTCTCGTCCGCTTCGTTGAGCGCACGGCGCAAGCGGTCTAACTCGCCCAGCATCGACGACAGCTCTTCGAGCTTTCCGTCGAGCGCGGAGTCGGTGAGGTCGAGGACGTACACGGGAGAATCGGGTTCGTCTGTAAGCCGAATCTCCTGCCTGGCCTTCTTGATGTTGAGAACAGTCATGGCGCACCGCCTTTTCGCACCGCTGAGACACCGAGGGCCGCGAGGCGGTGCGTGCCCGCGGCCCTCTGCGCTCATTCTGCGCGGGGTGTCACAAACTCCCAGCCTACTCAGGCTCGTCAGTCGTTCGCGTCTTGAACATAAGCACCTCAACGGGGCCGTTGATGCTAACGCTCGAATACATACCTTCGAGCAGGCTTGCATGCTCGATCCCATCGCGTGATTTCAGCTCGTCAATCAATGTGGAAGTGTCCACGTGCTTGAGATTCGTTTCTGCCATCGCTCATCCTCTCGTTTCGCTTGATTGCATGGCTCTTGTTACGAAGCGGCGCTCACAGTCACGTCGGCCACTGCGCTCACCATCGGAAACACGGCAGACTTGACGCACACGCTCGTCTTGCCGGCTTTGATGCCTCGCACGTTGCCGTCTGCGTCGACGGTTGCGATTGCGCTGTCGTCGATTCCGTAGACGAACGACGCTGACGCGTTCGAAGGCGCGGCGGTTGCCTCGACGGCGGCCGTCTGGCCGATCTTCACGGTCACGGGCTTGGCGGTGATCGACTCCGGGAACGCAGTGGAGTCGCCGGCCGTGAAGGTGGGCATGCCGTCGTAGTGCACCTCGAACGAGAACTTGTCCTTGCTGTTGGCGTCACCGCCTCCGGGAACGATGTTCACGATTGTCACAGGCCCCTCGATGACCTGTCCGTTCGGCGCGATCCACTTGAAATCGGTCTTTCGGTTGTCGCCGTAGGAAAGCAGCAGGGACGCGATGTAATCCTGCGCGGGGTCGCCGATCACGCGGTGCCCGTCGAACTTGAACACGAGCTGGCCGCCGGTGACGTCGGACGACGCCATGCCCCGTCCTGAGACGTAGGCGGTCTGGTCGATGACCTCGTTCGGCTCAGGACTGGGGTTCGTGATGCCCTCGCCGATCAGCGCCCAGTTCTTGGGATCGCCCTCCGGCGCGATGTTGATCATGTACAGGTGCATGTACACCTGCGAGAAAGCGATGTTGCTCATAATTCTCCTAAATCTCGATGCTTGCTACCATGCGCACGTGCCATGCGTAGAAATTGGCCTCGTCCAGTTCCAACTCTTGCGGCTCCGTGTAAACTTCCTGAGACGAGAACCGGTACGACCCGTTCCCGCTCTCGACCCTCATGCCGTCCAGCAGATCGGCGATGTCGCAGCACTCGTCCATCGCAGCGCGCTCGCTGCGTCGCCTCACCACGACCTGGTACACGTATTCGGCGGTTCTGCTTCGGTCGATGTACCTGTTCACGGTCGTGCTAGGCAGCCTGCGGATGCAGATGCCCTCCTTGCCGGTGAACGAGTCCAGGCGCTTCACGTGCGCGTCGGCGTGGCCGTTGAGGAGCAACGCGTCCCTGACGCGGTCAACGAGGTCGACGGTCATCGCGAACCGCCTCCCATCAAGACATCGCCTGCATAGCCGCACCACTCGTCGAGGTGCGCGGACTTCGCGTGTTCCGGCCACGCGGGCTGAGCGTCGGGGTTCTTGTCGGTTCGCACGCTGTCGGCGTTGTACGCGTAATCCGCGTAGTCCTGCTCCCCGGTGAAAGTGTTGTGATGCACGTGCAAGGAATCGTGCAGGGCCCGCGTGTCCTCAGGGCAGTAGCGGTTGCAGTCGTCCGCCACGCGCTCGGCGAACAGGTCTTGCGCCTTGTCGAGCGCGCCGTCGGAGAACATGGCCTCCAAACCTCCGAGATCAACATCCACCTCAAGACCGAACCCCATCACGCAACCTCGATTTCCCAGTGGTGGATCGCGCCGAAGAAACCTGGGCACGCGACGGTCTTGACGGCCGACATCTCGTCGTCGCCGATCCTCACGAGCGAGCCGACAGGCACCTTGAACGCGCCGACGCTGTTGACGGCATCGACGTACACGAGGCCCTTCGCGCCGTCGGAGAACACGTAGCCCTTTCGCGCCATCTCCTCCGCGCCGACGAAGCTCACGTGCCAGACCTCCACGGGGTCGGCGTACTCGCCCGCGTAGTCGGATTCCGACGGAACGCGCACCTCCATGTCGTCTGGCAGGAGGGAGAGCGGGATCGGCTGCATGACGGCGCCCATCAGCGCACCCCCGAGTACAGCAGGCCGCTGGTCGAAAGCTCGTCAGCGGCGTCCTCGGTGGCGATCTGCTTACCGGACTTCGACCCGACGCCGACGTACGAGGAATAGCTGAACGTCCCAATCGAGAAACCGCTTACAGGGCCTGTGCCGTACACGGCGAACGCCTCCACGACGGCGCAGACGGCGCGCTTGTACGCGGTCGCCGTCGCCTCCGAAACGTCGTTGAACCCGATCATCCAGTCGACGTGGGCGACGGCTCCCGGGAGCTGTCCGTCGAAGACCTCCTCGGGAGCCTTGCCCTTGTACTCGTCGCGGTAGAACGCGTAGTCAGGCGCCCACGTCATAGATCCCGGATCACCTCCTAAGCGCCGGCGGAAGCGGCCTTGTTGACGTACAGGCCGGCCGCCTGGTTCTTGCGGACGATGTTGCCGTACACCCAGCGCATCTGGCACAGCCAGCCGTCGCCGTGCGTGTGCTGGCCGGGCTGGAACAGGTAGTTGCACGCGCGCTTGACGACGTTGCGAACCGTGCCCGGAGCGATGACCGCGAAGTCCAGGCCGGCCAAGCGCTCATCGGGGACGCGATGGATGTCGAACATGTTGTACTTGCCAACCACGTCGGTGATGACGCCCTCGCCCGCGAACTGGCGGTCGATGGAGTCTTCCAGCGCGTGCAGCGCGTCGGTGGTCATGTACAGGTCGGCGGCCGCGAAGCCGTTGTTGACCATCTGCGTCTCGGCCTTGCGAATCTCGGCCTTGACGTTCGCGGCAGTGATGGCCTCGGTCGCCTTGGTCTTCGCCTTGGAGCCGACGTTCGCGAAGAAGTACTTGTCGAGCTCGGGCACGAGGTACAGCCGCTGGAACTCGGAGACGGCGTTCGTCGTGCGAACGTGCGCGTCGTCGATGTCTTCCACGGCGTCGATGTAGAACGCCTTCTGGCGATCCTTGTCAAGCTCGTAGGCGGTGTACTTCTGCTCGACCGTGCCCTCGGTCTCGAATCGGTCGTAGTCGACCAGGCCGCCGTCGAACACAAGCTCTGGCACCATGACCGTCTTCGCAGCCGCGAATTCAGCCACCTTGACCTGGTACTTTGTTGTGAAAGAGTTGAGCTCGATCACCTTGTCGAGCGCGGTAAGGTACTCGACCGGAAACTCAGTTGCCATCTATCCTCACTTCTCCGGCGGCAGCCCTGCGGCTTCCCACGCCTTCGCCTTGCGTGCCGCCTTGTCATCGGGCGCGCCGCCAGGCTTCGCGCCGGTAGCGCCCTTCGGCTTGTCTTCCTCGAACAGATACGGGCACTCGCCCTTGAGCTTCGACACGTCGCCGTCGTAGTCACCCAGCAGCGCCTTCGCGGCCTTGACGTTGCGGCATCCCGCCTTCTCAAGCTTCCATGCGGTGCGCTCCTCGTCGATCTCGGCGCGAACGCCCTCGATCTCCTTCTTGAGGTCTTCGCGCGCCTTCTCGGTCTTCGCCGACTCGTCGAGCTTCGCGGTCAGGTCGGCGATCTTCTGGTTGAGCGCTGCGACCTCCTTGTCGTGGCGCTCCTTGTTGATCCCCTCCTGGCCGTGGCTGTCCAGCACGCCTTCGCCAGCAGCCGGTTCGGTCGGCTCGCCGCCTTCATGCTGCCCCTGCGCACTGGGCTGCGGTTCGGTCGGCTCGCCGCCTTCCAGGGTCGCGTTCTGCGGTTCGTTCTCCATACCTGCTCCAATCCCTAGAGTTTGTTTGCGCGGTTCCCTCCGCACGTAGGTGGGTTTTTTGCGCTGTCCCAAGCAATGACCACTATGCGCGGCGTGTCACAAACCCATGTACAGGTCGATCAGCGCGATGGCGTTCTCCGCCCCGTAGCACACGTAGGCGCACATGCCCTCCTCCCTGAGGCGCCACAGCCATTCGGCCTGTGCCTCGGTAGGCTTGCCGCCTTCTGCCTTCATCTCGATGTAGAGGGAGTGGTAAGCGCCTCGCGCGACGGGCACGCAGAGGTCGGGAACGCCGGGCTTGACGCCCTGGCGCTTGAGGTTCGCGGCCTCGCGTTTGTCGCGGCTGCCGCCGTTCGGTATGTGGTATACGGGGATTCCCTTGATGTCGCAGTAATCGACTACGGCCATCTGCTCTTGCGCCTCGCTCATGTCGCATCACCTCTTCCCGCCCTTATGGTGCGTATGGTGCGGGAAGCGTCACATGTGACGGACGGCGCAGAATGCCTCCGGAAGAAGGAGGACGCGTTGAACGAAGTGATCGAATGCCCGCGCTGCGCCTATTGCGCCGCCTACCTGCCGGCAGGATTCACGAGCACGGAAAGGCTCTACTGCACGCATTCCGGGAGAGATGTGGACGACGCCGACGGATGCACGTTCGGAGCCGCAGGAGCGCCGATGCGCGGATCGAACGCCCCGCAGGTAGACATCGGAAGCGATGCGGCGGTGAGGGGATGCTATGGCTGACGGCTACCGTTTCGCGCTTGGCGAAGCCATGATGCTCGCGGACGAATCGGGGGCAACGGTTTCGATTGGGGATTGGGTCGCAGACTGCAGCGGGGAACGATGGCTGGTGTGCGGAGCCGATGCGATGATGACCTTCGGCATGGACGAGCTGCTGCTGTCGGCGACCATCGCCAGGAACGGGATAGCGGGATCGATCAGGAAGACGCCCACCATGAGGGGGCGGATGATCGGGTATTCGAAGCAATAGAAAAGCCTCCCCGTAGGGAGGCTCGTGCGGTCGCTTGCAGCTAATCCATCTTCTCGTTGCCGACTGCTTTCAACAATGTCTCCTCGTACTCGGCCTCGCTCGTCGGTTCCAGCCCATGGGCTTCTAGCACGGGGTCGAACAGCTCCTGCTCCGCTTCCCTGCGCGCCTCGGCTGCGGCGGCTATATCATCGAACAAGCCAAGTCTTCGCTTCTTCCCCTGGAACT